TTCAGTTAGTTGGTAGATGCCGGCGCGTCGCATGAGGTGGTGGCCGTCCGTGTTCCACTCAGCAGTGAAACGGCAGCCTGAGGCAATCCTCCCTTTCGTCCAGTACACGGCGTCCATAACGATGGAAACGTTGTAAACCGCGTACGCGATCATTGCCTTCTCGATGTTGTCGATATCATCTTGTTCGTAGTCTGGGGAGGCCCGGGCATGGGCGAAGGCTAGCTTGATGGCAGCCGTAATGACGTTGGGTGATGTTCGGCGATCCCACTGTGGGACGTCAATGGCCATGCACTGTTTCGGGTTCTTCTCGAGCAGGTGTTGATACATGGCCTGGCCCTGGGTTCTAAAGGTGGTGCCAATCACCATGTACTGCCCTTTCCTGTACATCTGGCGGCGTTCATAGAAATCAGCAAGAGTGCTGTCCATCCACATGTTAAGCGCAAAGTCGTTCGATTCAATTGTGCGTGCAGCTCCGGTCTCGGCTTTGCTCTTCTTGATCAACTCCTGTTTCAGAAAGTTCTTAGCGATGCACAGGAGCGTCTTGCCTTCTCGCGCCAAGTTGGCGATAGCCTTGTATCTCTCCATCAAGCACGCGCCGGGAGGGCGGCTCGTGTCAATGACGAGCGGGCGGTCTGGAATCCAACGCCCGTTGACTTCCTGGCCGCGGAAGAATAATGTTTTGTCGTGCATGTTGAACATGTGCTCGTAGAACACGCCCGGGGCGGTGTGGACGTCAACGCTGGACCTGACGGTGCGATAATCATCGCCAGGCGCGCCACCGTTCAGCACTTCCATGATGCTCTTCTTACGCATGTTCAAGCACTGGGGCGGCAAGGTGGCCTTGGTGTCAAGGATGGCTCGTTCATAATATGGCCACGGCACTTGTTTCTTCTCGCAGAACTGGCCGGCCACGTTGTTTAGGACCATGTTGTACGATCCTTGTTTGAGTCCGGCGGGCACAGGCGTCATCTTGGTCTTGTCGGGGACCTGTGCACTCGTTGACGGCACAGGCACTTTTGACGATGGTAGGAAGTCAGGTGGGAGGCAGGTCTTCATACGACAGGGCTTCTTTTCCTTTTCCATACTGTAGTCCCCTCTGGTGGAACCAATCTGGCCACCAGTGCCCGGCGTGATTAGTGGTGTTAAGTCCAGGCGTGGCTTGTGAGGGCCATTCTTCCCCTCAGGGCGGGTAATCAACATGGCAGTGTCCAAATCGACCACTGCTTCACGCTCGCCGAACTGTATGGTCTTCTCGACTACCAGGCTCTCGACCTCAGTCATGAGCTCTTTGACGATGAAAGAGTCCACCTTGACCCAGTAAGCGTCGTGGCCAACAACACCTGTGTAGATCCCACATATGATCCTGTTCTCCAGGTCCACGTCGGTCCTACACAGCGGTGAGCCGCAGTCGCCAGCACGCAGGCCAAAGGCACCGCTCATGGCGTGGTAGTCACTCACGTACACTATCTCGCGGTAATTGACCCTGGTCCCGGCCGCCGTTGTCCCGCGGAAAGGATGGGTGACAGTGGTCAAGTTGCGTGCGGTGATTGGAGTTTGCACGACTTGGACGGGGCGCCCTGCAGTGGCTGGACGCACAGAAATACCGTCCCTCGGGATTGGGTCGTTGGGGTCAGCAAAATACCCCAACAACCTGGGCTTCGCCTTCCACGCGGGGGAATCAACCTTGAGGACGGCTAACTCATATTTGCGTGACATATTTACAACCCGCGCGTGGTAACTGCGGACCTCATCGCCTTCGGTAATGGTAATCACGGGCTTGGCGTCCTTATCGGGCAGAACGTGTGCAACGGTGAGTACGTGGCTTCCACCGATGCACAGTCCCACGGTGGTGAGCATGGTGGCGTGACTACCTCGGTCATGGTCGCACTGAACGAGGCACGCGCTCTCAGATATCTTCGTGATGGCGTCGTTAATGGGCAACGGGGCGCCGTGCTTAACGGTGTGCATAGCGTACGCGTACGCATCGTCATCATCAAACTCAAAGTTGTCAGGATCTTCACGATAACGAGCGTACTCGCGCCGCGTAACCATGCGCCTCTTAGCGTCCGCCAAGCGCGCGAAGTTATAAGCACTGGGGCCCAGGGAGCGGAAATTCTCAACGTCC